CGCCGCCCACCTTAACGCCACCTAGAACGGAAGCAGTGGCGGGGCGAAGGGGCATGTACTGCTCAAGCAGCTTCCTGATCTGGTCCTGCGTCAGGTAGTCTGACAGGTCCACCTCTTTGCGGGTATCGACCCACGCGCCGGTGTCACCGTCCCACGTCCAGATTGTGTCTGTAGTACCCACGACCGCCCACCAGCCGTTTTCGCCCACCGGCACAGCGGCTTTGAGGGCTTCCGGCGTGGCGTACCAGCCCTGTGCACCGATGGTGATGGTGCGCACCTGCTCGAAATACTCTTTGGTCCCTTGCAGGTTTTTGGCAGACTCCGTCTCAGACGCTTTGGCATTGCTCTCACTGGCCTTTGCTGCGGTGGCACTGTTGGCCGCGTTGGTTGCAGAGTTGCCCGCAGCCGTTTTGGAGCTCTCTGCCGATTTGGCATACGCGTCCATCTGCTGCAGCACGGTCCCGGCATGAACGGTCAGTTCGTTCTTCAGCTTGCTCAGGAAGTCTACGATCTGCGGCTGGTTGCCTTCCACGTCCACTTCCAGGCCTTCCAGCACGCTTGCCGCGCCAAGGGTCGTGTGATACGCCTTCTGCACCACGTCGCTGCTGTCGGTTGTGAAGCAGTTCACCACAAAGAGCACGGTGCCCTTCGTCATCACGGCATCTGCGGCCACCACCCAGACAAAGCTGAAGGTGTCCGTGTCCACGGTCTTCTCACTTACCGTGAAGTAATTCACCTCACCATCCGCATTTTGATAATTGATTCGGATCTGAAAGCTCGAAAGGTCGCTCCCGTGATAGTATCGGTTCATGCGGAAGCGTACCCGGTTCACGTCCTTGTCGCCTTCCACGCCCAGCACGACGCCCCGCTCGGGGACGGTGATGATGCGCAGATGTTCGTCAATGAGAAACGAAAGCTCGTCGTCGCTCTCGGTCGTTTCCGCCGCCAGCAGTTCGTCTACCGTCGCCATTCCATCCCCCTCTTTCAGTTTTCGTCGCCGCCAAGCCCTTCCAGACTTGTTCCGGTCCCAATGGTCGTTCCGAATGCCTGTTCAATGGTGCCGTCAGCATCCTTTTTCACACAATATACCGTACCTTTCGACGACACCACGTCTTTACCAACCACCCAGGTGAACCGTACAGCATCCTCGCTCACGGTCTTGTCGCTGGTCGGGGCAATGCCGCGTTCACCTTCAGCGTTGTCGTAATGTACCTCGATGGCAAAATCCGAAAGGTCGGTCCCACGGTAGTAGCGCGGCATCCGAAAGCGCACCAGATTCACGTCTTTGTCGCCTTCTACACCCAGCACTGTCCCGCGCTCCGGCACCGAAATGAGCCGGAAGTCCTTGTCAATGACAAAGCACAGTTCTTCTTCCTCCCGGTTCGGCTCGGCCATGTTGGCCAGCACATCTTCCACACTTGCCATCACGTCACCTGCTCGATCAGTACCGGGTTTGTCTTCATGCGGGTCTTGCCGGTCTGGCCAATCAGCTGCACCTTGAAGCTCCTACCGTCGGTCACTTCGTCCGGCACCATGCACTCAAAGTCCGCGTTCACAGCCATGGCGTATTCGTCGTTGAACACCAGCACCTTCTTGGCGTAGAGCCAGTCATTGTCCGCGATCTTCAGCCGACAGCGCAGATATCCCTTGCTCCCGGAGATGATGCCGCCAAAGTCGCCGTCCTTGCGCAGGGTCTGCCCCTCGACGGTAAATGGCAAAGTTCGCATTACTTCTCCTCCTTGTCGCACATCACATACAGCCGCCATTCCAGTTCGCTGATAAGGTTTTTGGTGGCTTCCATGATCGAGCTCGACTGTGGCGGGTCAAACAGCATCCGCACCTTCAGCGCCACATAGCTTCTCACCGCCTCAATGTCCGGGCAGTCGGCCATGTATTGGCTCCACGTCGCCGTCGCATCGCTGATGGAAAACCCGTCCGCCGGGCCCACGCCCATCTGCCGCAGGATCATCAGCACACTGTTGATATGCATGATAAGGTCCGGGTCAAATGCCGTATACTCCTCGGTCAGGCCAAGGAGCTTCTTTACCGAGGTCAGTATACTGTCCATTGTTTTATCTCCTTAGTCCACGATGCACACGTTGTCCCACTTCTTGTAGGCATCCAGATAGGTCTCGCCCTTGTCGCCGTTGTGAGTCACTTCGTAGTACATGCCGTCAGCCACGGTAGTGCTCACCAGCGCTTTCCAGTTCTGCAAAGTCTTCGAGAACCAGACGACATAAACATCGTTCAGGGTCAGCTTCATGCCGCTGGTCGGGTCCGCGTGCTCATTAAAGTAGTCTGCCACCAGCTGTCGTGCATAGATCATAAAATCGCTCTTGTTCATTTTGAATTTTCTCCTTTTCAAAAGAAAAAGCGCACCAGCTGTTAAGCCAGTGCGCTTTTGTTGAAAAATCAATTATTATTCTGAAGCCATTCACAAAAATCGGAAAAAGCAGTATTCATCAATTGCGTATCCATTCGCGCCAGCGCATTAAAGAAAATACGCTTTTCCTGCATTTTAGCCTCATCTATCTTGTAAAGATGAGCTGATTCATAGATTATCCCGCAATCCTTCAAATAGCTTAAGATTTGACGCTTTATTGTACTGTTTCCAACAGTTACAAATTCAATTCGCTCTGCAGATTTAGCCAGCGTATCCTTTCTGTGAGTTCTAAACTCAATGAAGATACACCGCATCCCATGAATAAACTTTATAATATCAAAGTGTGCTGCGTCCTCGAAATCATATTTGTAGGGAATCAATGAATAATATGCATTGATGTTTGGTGCGGTGACCTTGAAATCGTCCGCTTTTACAATTTCAATCATCGTCGGTTCGCCCGAAAAACCATCATGGGCAACCAGAAGACTTGCTTCAGGCGCATAAGACTCAATACTGATATGCTTAGTTCCCCAATTGATTTTCCTGCATACAATGGAGGAATTGTAGATACGAGAATCAACCCCGTCCCGGCCAACTGAAACTTCCATGTCAGGCGCATCAATTGAAACATTTACGAGCTGTTCAAACTTCAAGGGCTCATCCATTACAGCAATATTAGCTATATAATCTTCCCGTTTTGTCGCCTGCTTCTTGGCCGGCATCATACCAAAAACTGCTGCATACTCCATATCTTCCGTTTCACTGCCGAGAATCTCTGAACATTCCAAATACGGTCTCTCATATGCAGTTGCCTTTGCCTTGAAAGAGTCGTAAACATAAGAAATATGTCTGGGGAAAATCTGTCGCTTGCTAATCTGCATATAGCAGTCAAAGAAAATCTGGGACGGAAAATAGGACTGACTCTGCGAATATTCAAAGTACATATCCGCCAATGTTTCGTGATCTTTATTCAGGATAATTTTTGCCAGTGCGTAATCTCTAAATGCGGGCCCCGTAAAATCAACAGATGCATTTTCCTCTTTGACACTATTCCGTACAAACGGATGCTGAGGTAAGAAAGTATCGAGTAAAGATTGATACTCATCTACCAATTGAGGCGGCAAAAAGTTCAACGGATAGTTTTTATAAGAACAATCCTGAAAGAGAATGTAATAAATAACTCTTACAAGCTGTTCTTCAGCTGAATAAACCTTATCCCAATCGTTAAACTCCGGATGTAAACTAGCACAGCGTTCTCTAAAAGCAGGAATAGCTTTTTCAACCTGCTCTCTAGACAATAAATCCTCCATTATTTTCGTAATGATTGACACACAGTCTTTCTGATTAGAAAGGCCACTAATCATTTTTTGACGGTTCGGACAAGACTTAATGTGGGCGGAAATCGCCTCCAAAACAGGTGCATATCCAAGAAACGACGCACATTCGTCTTTCGTTATATTGCCCTTGATTACGCTATAATATTTATCAGCACACTCGCGATCAGGTGCTGTCGGGACTTTTTCCCCTGCAATGCTTTCAACGATGAACTCCTTTGCGTTTTCTTCGCCAAAGAATCCAATTTCGTAGTGTGCTACCGCAATCCCATTTTCAGCGCAGAAGGAAGCCAAATATTGTGCAGTTTCAGTTCTTGCCAGTAAAAATACTGTCGGAAGTTGATGACACGAAAGATTCTTACTAATATCTGCGATAAAACTATCCAGCATCTTTCTTCCGGAAATTATTTCTGCTTCGTCAAAAGCATCAATTACCAGTAACACATTACCTGAGTTCAAATCGGCAATAAAGTTAGAATAATTAGGAGCATCAACAGCGCTGATAATTGAACCTGCAAAGCTATTCGTGCCGACTTTCACTTTTGCAAGGTTCCAATAAATTGCGTCAAACTTATATGCGATATATTTTGCCAGCGCACTCTTTCCGGCTGCTCCAGGAGCTGAAAGCAGCACAAACTTTGGTTTTAGGCTAGACAGTTTAGGGTCTGTTTTCACATCGCTAAATGAAGGCGCAATGTAAAAAGGCTTTTCACCAATGTACTTGAGATACTCTGCAACATCCGCACTCAACGAGTATTTCTTGCACTTTTTATAAGGGCTTAAAATTCCATCAAGAGTCATTTGGCATCCTCCTACGATAGAGTCCATATATTTTATAATATTATAGTCTCTTATCTGGTGCATGTCAATTTTCTCCTTTCTGTTACTCGTACAATTATATAACAAGTATCTTGTGAAAAGTGTCAATTGGCGTGTTCATTTCCTCCACGGGCAGGTGTCGCCCGGTCTTCGTTCCGTATACACGGGCTTCAGGATCGTGTCGTCCCCGTAGTGGATGGCCTTGTGCGTCCGGTCACTCACGCAGATCACATTCTCCGGGTCAAGCAGCGCGTCCGAGTGCTCCAGCACGTCCTCTTTCGTCAGCGGGTTCAAGTGGTGGATAATAATGCGTGGTCTTATGGGCTTGCCGTTCCGTATCACCCAGTCCATGATCTCGTGGTCCGGGCACGCCAAGTCGCATCCGCCATCCCGCACAATGATTCTGTCCCGGAACGCCCTCCACTCTCTTGATCGGTAGAAGTCCTGATTCAGATATCGGTCAAATCCAAAGGTGTCCTGTCCAACAGCACCATGCAGTTGCAAATAATGGAAGCGGTCTTCAAATGTTGCATACTGGCAAAGCTCAGAGTATGTCTTCCTGCTCATCCGCTCAGTACCCCATACACCAGCAGACCATGGCAAATGCCGTGCAGATCATTGAAATACGGATCAGTTTGCCATGCAGGTTCTCAAGGCCTCCCGCTTCGTCATGGCAAGCACACGCAAATGTAAAAATCAGCGTACACCAACAGCCAAACCCGCCGATCCGCTTATCAATGATCCTTGGGAGTCCAACAGCTATGGCCGTCAGAAGCGACAGAATACTCGGAGGCAGATACCACCAGTACCGCTTGCTTGTTGGTTGTTCTCGGTCCGTAAGAATACACGCCAGCTGAAGCCACGGCAGTGCTGCCATCAGCCAGAAGCAAACTTTTTCAAGTCCAGTCATTGCCGTCGTCCTCCTCGTCCTGTCCGTTATACACCCGCATGGCCTTGATGGCTTCGGCATATATTTCTTCGGTGTTCTTCGCCGCCTGCAGCGCTTCGGTCTTTGCCCGCAGAAGTTTGTTTTCTTCTTCCAGCTTCTCTTTCTCCAGTTCTGACTTAAACGTGGCCAGTTTAAGGAAATGAGTCGTTTCAGCTGAGGAAGCAGTGCCTTCCCGCAGCCGCTTTTCAACCAGATCCATTGCCAGAGAGATCATCTGGTTCTCTCTCGCCTCCGGAGACAATGCCGGCCGCATTCCGACATCCTCGCCAGATGAGACCTTTCTTGTCTTCATGCGTTTTCATTCCTTTCGGGCGGATCCGTGTTACCGGGTAACCGCCTCATATGTTTTCTCGAAGATATCGGGCTTACAGGGATAAATTTCACCCTTGATTCCCTGGATCACATAGTCGCCATAATTCGCATGATGCCAGCCTTCGAGCGTTTTAATGTCGGCATTCGTATCATGCGCGTGATAAAAGCAGGCGCTCGTTCCATGCAGGATAACATCGTTGCTTGCAACGGCGTCCATGAACCAGTCGGGCATATTGTCGATGCCGAGCTGAAATGCCTCGATCACAACAGGCTTCTTTCGAAATTTCATCGTCATCCTCTTTTCGAGTTTTGTCTTTTTATTCTCTTTCGTACGGGTTTATCGTCACTTCTATTAACTTTCGTGCCGCTTTTGAGCACTTTGCGTTGACTTTGAACGACTTTTGCAATACTTTTCTGCACTTTTAGCTTTTGTAAAGGCTTATGGGAGCTGTTAGAGAGAATGTTTTCATGAAGGTAAAGGAGAAATCATGATGCCGTAAAACCCAAAAAGCAAGCCATTTGAAAGGAGGTGTCAGAACACTATCCCATAAGCCCTTACAAAAGCCTCCGATTTAGGTTCACCGCGAATTATCAGACAAGCGTTGATGATTCTTGGATCACAGCCCAAATCGGAGACAGTGTGCACAACCATAGATAGCTGATTTTGTCAATTGACGAAACCTTGTCCCTCGGTTATACTCATGTTGAAAGCAACCATCGATGGAGAATTCGATAGGCAAAGGAGATAATCTAAAATAGAACGGAGGTGAATCAAATGACGAACAACAAATTCAAGCGCAGAAATTCCACCATAACCAATCGGTCTTCTGCCAAAAGCGTACCGCCGGTAAACTTCGACGGCATCGCCAGAGCTCTCACTACTCTCGTAGAAGGTGATGCGTTCAAAGCCGCCGAAAAAGAAGCAGCCGCCATCAGAGCCGCCCGCTGCTGATAGCAATCACGAAAGTCCAGTCCTGCGCTTCTACCGCAAGGCCGGACTTTTTTGTTATGGTTGTACACTTTATTTGGAAAATCAATACTCGAGCCAAGGCTACACCCAAAGCCCAAATATCAATTTTACCTCCGGGGAAATATCAAAGACCGGCGCGATTTAGGGAGGGGGTGGATTTTTCAGACCCCCTCCCCCTGTCTAAACGTTCTGTTTAAGCAGCGTTGTCACCGTTTTCACTGTCGGGAAGGGTCTTTTTGACCTTCCGGTACAGGTTCAAAGGATCAGCTTTGATAATTTGATCGATTGCCTGCTCAATTTCATAAGCATTTTCGTTATCAGACAGCTGATCCGAGGTGTACGCGAGCCGCGCAAGGAGCCCGCAGGAGTTGTAGCCGTGGTCACAGTCAAAACGATACCACTGATCGAACTGGTCGTGCGGATCATAAGGATTATCGACCGTAGTAATGAAACAACGAACCATAATTTTTTCTTCCTTTCGACCTTATTTGTTCAGAGCATCGTAAATCGTGGACTTCGGAACGCCACAAGCTTCGGCAATTTGCTCATAGGTGTATCCACCAGTGAGCATTGCTTTTGCTTTACTGAGTTTTGCAGACGAAAGCTTTGCAGTTGCTTTTGGCATTGCGCGCTTAACGATTTCAGTTGAATCAGAAGAATTCAAGAACTTTGTCAGCAGCGAATCAGAAATTGCGTGCTTCTGAACAGCTTCCCATTCGCGGTCGCTGAAGACAATCTTGGTCTTACTACTGTTAGCCCCAACCTGTTCACGGGCGCGCTGCATCTCGACACTTGAGATCTTCTTGATTTCTTTCTTATCGTCCTTATTGTTGTAGTCCAGACCGCGAGCTTCGACAATTGCCTTGATTTTGGAGTTTGCGATGATCATGGCACGGCGCTCTTTCGGCTTATTGGCCAGAACAGCCTGATACTTCTCGTTCAGGGACGCCACTTCTGCGGCATACTCCTTGGCTGCTGCCGGGTCACGCTGGATGCCCTTCATGTTGACGGATTCCTTGCGTGCCTTGTTGGCCATTGCCTTCAGAGAATTGGAGAAGGTCGCATACAGCTCTTCCTGAGGCGTACCCGAAGACAAGGGACGAACGTCGTCCATCAGCGAGATGCGGCTGACTTCTGTCTCTGCAATGCGCTGCTTGCCATTCTTGTCGGGGTAGGTTCGCCCGCTCTCCTTATAGATGGGTTTGCCTGTTTCCTTGTCGATACGCACGCTGCCGCGGCGTTCAGGAATGCGAACAGTCTGCTTACGTCGGGACAGCAGGGTGGATGCACCGCCGTACTTTTCGGTGCCATCTTCCTCAGTACGAATCTGGTACTTACGCTTCAGCTCCTGGATACCGTTCTCTTTCTCGGAGCGCTTGTAATCCAGCTTGTGCTTCTCCGCATCAATAACGACCATTGAGTGGCGCACTGCACGCTCCAAATCTTCGGTCGGTGCTCCGCGCAGTGTCATGTCAGTAATGAGATTGGAGATGATACCCATCTCTTTCTGCTTCTCATCCTTCTTCATCAGACGCACGTTGTTCGGGTTGCCTTCCGGAACAGCATAGGCCGTCTTCGGATCGAAGTTTTTCAGTCCAGGCAGTGGATCAGTCGAGTTGATACGCACCTTGTCAGACATCGGAATGGCCATAACAGTGTCGCCATCGAAGTCTGCACCAGACAGGCGCTCAGCCACCTTGGAACTGATACCGATTGCATCGCGGACATTACCGAGATTTGCTTTGCCACTGGCATTCTTGTTGTTTACCGTGACAATCGGAATCTCAAAGGTACCTGCATGAGGATAGCGAACCAACGCAAGCTGGGTACCATTCTCATATGTAGGGCAGTAAGCTTCAGTCTCCTTGATCTTGTCCAGAGGAAGGATGACTTTCGTTGCCTGACCGGGAAATGCCGATGCCTTCAGCGTCATGGATATGCCATCGCACTTCTCCGCGAAGTCCATCAGCATCTTTTTCTTGACGGTCGGGTTCGTGTAGTGCATGATCTCGTCGTACTCAGCCTTATAATCGGCCATGGTGAGATCAAGCTGCTTCTTAATCAGCGGCAGGGGCTGCTTAGAAAGAAACTGAGATGAAACGCTCTTGGACATATCGTCCCAGTCGCCTTCCCACTTCAGTTTGTTGATGGGAGAAAGATGCTCTTTACCATCTTTGCCAACATAAGTGCTCTGACCTTCAGCAGTAATGGCTGCGCCAAACGGATTGCCCGGGTCGTTCTTGATTTCCTTGAAGACCTTCATCTTAGGCGTACCAGAAGGTTTGTTCGTGTTGAACACAATGTCCACACCATCCGGCATATTGTCGGAATACATGGCCATGCCCTTCAGATAGTGGCTGTTGTCCACCATGATACGAACCTGAGCATAATGGGAATTGCCCAAATCCAGATCAGGCACACCACGGCGAATCTCCATGACGCCGTCCTTTGCAAGACCGCCTTCATCGCCATAGCGAACGGCAACACGCTTTGAGTCTAAACTCGAAGGAGGCTGCAACTGGCGAAATGAACTGCCACCATCATCAGAATGATAGTCGCCCAGAGACTGGATGTCACCCTGATGCTTATAGGCATAACTCTGGTCATATTCCGGCTTTGCCAGAACAGTGATGTTGGTCTGCTGACGGAAGTTGGTGGGCTGCTTGATGCCGACGCCATAGCGCTTGTAGCCATGTTCTGCTTCCAGAATATAAATGGCCTCGTCCATCTTGCCTTCTGATACGCCGAGTGTCAGATTCGTACCCTCGGACACATCAATCATGCCCTTCTTGTCAACTTCCTTTTTCAGGGTCTCGGCGATCTTCTCGGCCTGATCTTTTTTGGTGCCGACACCATTCTTATACATAGAGCGAACGGTGGATTCCGGAAGGCCGAGTTTCTGGCCGATCTCAGTCCAGCCCATGTCAGGGTTTTTCTTCTTCAGCTTCTGGATGTCGTCCCACTGCTGCGCCTTGCGGTCATGACCAGCTTTGGTTTTGGCAACACGGAACTCTGTGGCTCCGAGCTTATAATCGTCGGGCAGGGTGCTGTTGATAGCATCGAGGATTTCGCCTTCCGCCATACCTTTATTCTTCAGCTGATCTACGCGAGACAGGAAGTCGCCAGAATGCTGATACGGGGTCTCACCACTGCCCCACGGATAGCGGCCAGAATGACGTTTTGTGCCATAATGCTCCAGTGTATCGCCTTCACCGCCATACTCGATGCCAAAGTAGTTCTTCAAATCTTTCTCAACCGGATTCATCATATCAGCACACTCCCATTCTCAGCTTTGCAATGATCGGATCAAACTCACGAATTTTGTCCATAATCGGATTGATGTCATCAGGGCCAGGATTCGCGATGAGAATATCATCGGACTGGTAGATGCGGTTCTCGATCTGGATTTTCTCGGGCTTGATTCGATATTCGAGGCAGAACAGTGCATCATAAATCAGCAGCTGTTCCATGTGTGCCGGGATAGCACCGGTCTTGAGGTCGTGGATTCTGAGAATATCATCCCGGAAGCAGATAGCATCCGCCGTTCCGAAGCAATTATCAGAATAATACAGAACCTGCTCGGGTGTCATACGAAAGCCGATGGCATCGTTGACATAATTGTTCAGGGTTTTCTTTGAACGGGGAAGCTTCTGGCCAAGTTCGATGCACTTTGCTGCAAACTCATGCAGTTCGGTACCTTTCTGTGTGGCCATGAAATTGGTATAGACAACAGCAAGTTTGTCAGGATCATAATTGATCCAGTTGTACTTACTAGCGCTGAGAAAAGCGTGCTGTCCTCTCAGACGCGAATGATCGTTGAAGGTCATTCAGAATCTCCTCCTTATTTTCCGGGTAAATGAACGCCGCATAGCTCATCTGATTCATCAGGTTCACATAGTAATCCTGATTCGGCCGATGCGGGGCATTCGCAGTGCGCTTACCTTCGAGTGCTGCCCACCTGTCACGATACAAAACCAAGAGATCAGGCATTCCCTGAATCTCGGTCGGATCAATGTGCAGGACGATACAGCCCGGAAAGCGCTCTTTGAGTTCTCTTACCAGGTTTGTTTTGAATCGGTTTTCCAGCATAAAAATCTCCTCCAAAAAGAAAGAGGAGTAGCACGTTTGGGACGCACTCTCTCCTCTCCATAAAAGGGGCAGTATTTTTCACGCGGGTCAAAACAGCCCAAAACGGGTATAAACGGATAAAAACGGAAATTGGGGATGCAAAAGAAAAAGACGCAGATTTCTCTGCGCCTCTTATCTCTAAAATATCATTCGGGTCGATGCTGATAGAAGAATAAGTACCAGTCGGGCACGCCGGCTTCCAGCATTCGCCCATCGTCGTACTCAAACTTTCCATAGTCTTCGCTAAGTTCGAGGTTTGATGTCTCATACTCATCCAAGCTTATCGGATGATTGATCTCATCTTCTGTCTTTGTGATGTCACACTCTCTGCAAGTCCAGTAACCCTGTACCTCTTCGGTCATTGGCCTTCCACACTCGCACACGGGAACCTTCGTATGTAGTTCCACGAATTCATTTGCGTAACAGGTCACAGGGTTTCCAGCAGCATCCGTAGTGGTCCATTCTTCAAAGCCATCGTCGTTGATAAAGCGGTTCATATAAGCCATCTTTATTACCTCATAAGTATCTAATCGGTGTGTACAACGGTCGTCTCAAGTATACAGCGCTGGTTGGGTTCTTACAAGTTTTTTGCCTTGAACTTTTCGTAAATTTTGGCTCTGCCCACTTGCCCACTTTTTTCTCTTAACTATATATAATATTTTTTTTTTTTTATAGTGTAAATAGAAATAAAAGTGGGTTTTTGGGCAGAAAGGCATTTTTCTTCAAAAATATAGCGTACTTACGTAATATTTTGTTTAAAAATCGTGCCCACTTTTGATTTTAAAAGTGGGCAGAAAGTGGGCAAATGGCCAGAAATTGTGAAAGTTTTGTTAGCAAAATGCCTGATTTTCTAACCTAGAATAGAATTTCACGCTTCTGACACGACTTTACCCAGAAAAAAGTGGGCACAAATTTCAAAAGTGGGCAAAGAAAAAAGACGTCGAACAATTCGCTGACGCCTCTTTTCAGCTAAATTCTAGCTGCTGTCAATGCCGATTTTCATCAGTTCATCATCTCCTCTTCTTCAATTTGATTCAAATATTCGGCCGCCGCATAAATGAAATCTTTCGGTGAAGGCGGTCTATTCAAGGGTCTGCCCATCACTTTTTCCATGACATGACACTGCTCACGCCATGCGATGCCAACCGCTCTGCGAATATCATCGTCAAGACGTTTCCTATCTCGTCCGTATTTGCTGCTAAGGTAGTCATAGCATCCGATCAGCCCTCCCGAATGCTGCCCCTCTGCTGCATCAATTGCGTCACCAAGCATATTGAAGCCAATCAGCCACGGCCCAATGTTGAGCGATCTCAGAAAATCGCGTGTCCGAGCTCTCATTCGATCACCTCCTTTCAAAGTCGCACCGTAAATGCCGTAAAAATCCCGCATCCCAGAACAAGGATACTCTTCAGAATATCTTTCCCAGGCACAGTCACATGCACGATTTTACCATCTCGTCTAGTGCGGACGCCAATCTTGAAACCGCTCATGAATGCGTGCGCGTATAGACAGCACATCAAAGCGGCAAGCAGAAATCTTATCATTTTGGCTTCTCCCATCCGTTTTCTCTATCTACCGAAGTCCGTTTTACTTCGCCAATAGCCACTCGCCACGCAAAAACAGCAGCGTCAAAATCTTCTTTCGAGATTCCGCGTTTCTTTGCCTCATACAGTGCCTGCGTGTACGACCAGAGCCCATCAATATAGCGTCCAGCAAACACGCCAGCCAATTCGGTATCGTCCATCACTTCACCGCGCTCCCTTTCCGGGTCTGGTCATCTGCCGGCCAGAATGTGTAAATGTCATCAAAGACGACCGGGATCTTCTTCTGCAGTTCGAGCAGCAGCGGGCACATAAGCTCCCGCATTTGAGGATGAGCCGCCACAGGAGTACGCAGCTTAAAGATGTTGCGCCACTCACGGTAGTTGGCCGTCACCACGATCTCGGTCTTTAGAGACAGGGGTAACACACAACGGGCCTGTTCGGGGCGCATGCCGAGTGCGATCATATCCTTATAAAGGATTTCCGCAGATTCGCAGGAATCAAGCCAAGTGCTGCCAGGCGTATATTCTGCGCTTTCACATTTCTTGTCAGTGTCGGTCACATCAATATAAGACGGCCGAATAAACGTCAGCTCCCCGCCAAACTTTTCCTTCGAGTAGTTGCAGTACCGGGTGCTCTCCTGCGCAAAGCTCGCAATGCGGTGGCGCACCAGCTCATTGGCAATGGCCCGGTCACAGGTAAACAGCACGGACAGCTGCGAATGCTCCAACATAGCCTCATGCCCCTGCTTCACCAGAAAGCCAACCAGTTTCTTTGCCGACTCACCATCCGGCGTGATCTTGTCCTCGCTCTTGTAACAGACCCGGGCTACCCGCTCGATCTGCTGGAGCTCCTTGATGCCGCCCTCAGAAATATCAGTGAGGATTTCGTACTTAGGTTCAACGATTTTCATAATTAAATCTCCTTTTCATCAGTGAATCCACCATTTCGAGTTGACTAAGGCTCTTTCCATTGCCCCTTTGCTGAACTATGTACCCGAGATGAGCCATTTGTTTATGGTCGCAGGATTTCATTTTGGGACACTTCTGGCATTTTGGAGCAAGAATGGTGATCGCTCCAAAGTCTTCGTTCATAAACTATCCTCCTAGTCCACCAATACCGTAATAATAAAGTCAATAATGCTGTTCAAAGCACCGACGACCTTAAACAGAATATCTTTCACGAGGTTCTTTTGTTTTGGCTTATCGCAGGCGACGGTACATTCGGTTCTAACAGGCGCTTCATAGTTCCAAATATTTTCGCTCGGGCTTTTAACGATGTACTCTATCGGCACATTATTTGCATACAATGTTTCCACTTTTGTGTATTTGTCAATCAAGGCCATGTATTCTCGCATCTCATTCGCGCTCATACCGCCGTAGCGAATGCTTTGAAGTGCTTGATGATATAAGTATTCCTCCAATCCTTCTCACCTCACAGTAAAATCCGAAACAGCGTGAACCAAATCACCTTCAGCGTAACCACAACAATGATCAGCCACGCGCAGATAGCTATGGTCATTGCCAGCATATGGCCGAGGAATACTCCGAGTTTCGTCCAAATATCATTCATTTCCATCAACCCTTTCAAAACCCGCAAAGTCTCCAAAGCCGATATTCCCATGTTCGCAGTGATGAACCGGTTTATATTTTTCCAATTCAGGCACATGATTTAGGGCATCTCCTAACCCCACATAGCATAAACCATCATTGAATTTTTCCCCCACACAAACTGCATTTGTAGGCTGAAAAATAGAATGTTGTCACCCCACGCACCTCCTCGCAGCATCCACCCGGCACTCTGCAGCGTTCAGCTCGAAAATAGCCGCATCCACAAATTCCGGGTCGCAGTTCTCAAAGTGGTTCCGAGCCACTTCCAAATCCCGTAAAGCCTCCCGCAGGGTACTAATCGTCGTCGGAATCGGCTCCATGCGGAATATCTTTTTGACATACTCAGCGATTTTTCGCAGCATTTCTACACCTCCACATCTTTGTGACCTGGCGAGCTGTGAGCCAGCCCTCAACATCATCATGGCCAAGCAGCTGCGCACCCATCACCTCGATAAGCCCCTGCTCAAAGCCATAAGAGCCCCAACCCCAAATGCCATCCCAGATACGATTTCCAGCAGCATCATATGCAACGATTTGCTCACCGCCATCGTGTCGTCCGCCCGGAAGACACTCCTGACAGTCTGGTCTGTCCATCTCTGGCCAACGACTTCCATAAGTATGCGGAACCTTAGCATGCTTCAGCAGAATATCCAGCTTCTGCATCTCGGTCATGTGATTCCAAACCCGGAGCTTCCAGGTTTTCTTAGACATGTTTCTCATTTCTGCATTTCTTTTCGTCAGCCTCCATGGTCTTTGCGATTTTATGCTGAATATAAAGCACACAGCCAGCCTGACTATCCAACCCGAATGAAGCCAATAGTCCAGCAATAGCATTCAAAGAGTTCAAATCCTCTTCAGCAAATATCATTTAGCGTTCACCGTTCCTCCTGATACTCTATAATTTTGGTCACTTCGCTCTGAACCCAGTGTAAGAAACCGCACATACCAGAGTAACCGCATTCCGCTAATGTGTCCACGATATCGTCCAAAATATCCATATCGGCTCTTGTGAGATTAACTTGAGGAATAACTTCAATGTTCTCCTCTGTGATAAATGGGGTATAGTCCCCACAATGGCAGCATTTAATGTTCATGCGTTGCATACAAGCATCTCCTTCAATGATAAAAATAAAGAGCCGCAGATTTCTCCACGGCTCAATGCCTTAATGATTAGTTCGTATTATCGTTCCATAAAATCTTTATCTACTAAGTCATATTCCACATCATGGTCATTGGAATTGCCAATAAATACCGAAAACGCCTTATCAAGGTCTGTAAAGTCACACACTGCAATTTCATTCTTGATGAATGCAGGTGAGCCAACCAAAGCCTCGCACATACGGTCACGAAATTTAGCCATTTCCTCATGATTCTTGCATTTGATGTTCAGAACAATCATAGTTCGTACCTCCAAAATATAATTTTGAGACTAATCATCTCATAAAGGAGTCCGTTATTTTCGCGTCTTCTCCTCGAACTTCACAGGCTTCTTGCTGCCTTCCCGCGCACACTCCGTCAGGCACTCGTTGCACGGCTCGTCTGTCTCCAGCACCTTGAAGTTCTTGCACTTCGGGCAGTAGGTCACATAGTCCACTTCGCGCATCCAATCATTCATCGGATTTTACCTCCCGAACGATTGTTACATTCCCACAATGAGGGCAAGTCGTCATCGCTCCGTCTGGAATATTGGTATACTGTGATCTTTTGCGGACCCACCACTCGGTCGGCGCTTCAAAATGCATACCACAGGAACTACAGACAAGTGTGATAAGCGACTCATCCTCCAATGCTTCTTTCATCTTGATCTCATAACGATCATCCAACTCCGGATGGGTCACACGCTGGTTAAGAGCCCACAGCAGGTTCCAGCAGGCAGCGCGCAGGTGATCTTCATCGTCCATGCCGACCATGTACTTAGCCAGATGCCGCGCAGCACTGTCCAGCAGAGAGTGGAGAGGAATGCCCTTATCCACGTTATGCTCACCGTACTTCAGAGCACCCTCCTCGCAATGCTTGCTGACTTCCATGATGCCGTACCACGGAAGCAGATCCATACGGCCCTTCCCTGCGTGCATGTCGCGTTTTGCACCGGTTTCAAACTCAGTACGATCTCCAGAATCTTTAATCATTTTCCTTTTTTCTCCTTTGAAATTTTTCGCTGCAGCTCGAGTGCCTTGTAAAGCGCGGCCAGGAATGTACGAAATTCGTCATCCACATCGGAACGTTCCAAGATAGCGGCCGCCATCTTGTCGGTCTTGACATATCCAGCAATCATCGCTACATAAACGTCGAGCAATTCTTCATCTGTCATTTCAAACTCCCCCAAATCTGCTTCGGCGAACGAATGAGGAACCAGCCATACGTATAGGTATCCTCTCGCTTTTTCATAAGCTCGACACCAATGAAGTCGCCACGTCCACGAATTTGAAGCACCGCCTGAAATCCTAGTTCGGTCACTTCCTTGTTTATATAATTTGCTGTAGTGGAGCTTTGACGAGTCTTTTTGAACCTCTTGACTCTTTTGCATCGGCTCTCCAGCATACGCTCGATCTTCTTAATTGTCTTTTTAGACGGGTTGCACATCGTTCTGCCTCCCTTCGTATTTCAGGAAAATCCCGTATTCTCCTCTTACGAACAGAATTTTTCCGGATTTTAATGCCTGAACATCCTCGTCGGAGATGGTAAAGAAACTATTTCCAAATATGGATTGTTCCTGACATACATCGAGCACGTCAATTGGCTTAAACGTTTCGTCAAACCAACTTTCGATTCCTTCCTTAGTAACACGACATGCCCGATTATTCCCTTTGCATCGTCCATTCTTCAGATAGCCAGGACATTTTTCATAAGCCATAAATATCACGCTCCATAAAATTTTCTCTCATTGAATTTCTTTTTGTCGTTCAAGGCTCTACCAATTGCCAGATCAATGCCCGCCCGTGACTTCAAATGATAAAACCACAAATCCGTATATGGCGTGTTCAACCGGTCAATACGTCCAGACGCCTGCTCCATGACCTTATAGGAGTAGTTCTGAGAGTAAAATATAATGGTGTCAGTCTTGATGCAGTTCCAACCTTCAGCCCCAGCATTGTACTGAACAAGGTAGACCCATTTCTTCCCGTCTGGTATCGGCTGATGTTTATGACCGTTCCACTGCGCAACTTCTACTCCATTGCCGTACTGTAGCTTCAGTAGAATATCCAGCTCATAATCGAAGTTGTAGAAAATGATGACTCTTGGCCGGGTCATACAAATATCGAGCACTTCCTGTTGTCTGCTCAGATCGGCGTTTACCAGCTTCCTCAGCAGATAGCAGAACTCGCTTGCCGTTTCAATTGGCCGATTCTCATAAGGATTCCAGCGAGACTTATGGATTTCCTTATACTTTGCACGGTCAAAATCAACATAGACAGTCTCATGATGTGGCGTCGTTGGCCGCTTGAAGTCCATATCCACAAGAATCCTGTCACGCAATCGCACAAGTCTTCCAGTGTTGATGTATCTGTCGATTTTCGGAAACTTCGAGAACCGCGAGTAGACGATGTGTTCGTTTCTGAACTGCGTCCGATTCTTATAGAACCCATTTGCGACGAACACAGGGATATAATCTGTCCAGCAGTCGCCCGGAGTAGCACTCAGGAGAATCCAATCGTTTTCCTTCGTGATTTTCAGAAATGACTTCACCCACTGTCCATCTCCAACGACACGCTGTTCGTCAAATATAAAGAAGGCGTCTTTCGCTCCAATATACTTGTGAACATTGTTCCAGGAATCCACCACGACCTTATGCTTATACATTCGAACACTCTCGTCCGTTGTCATCATGAAAGGAATCATTTCTTCTTCCCACTCAAGGGTGTCTCGCTTGCGTGCCGTTGTGATGATGTACAAATCCTGCGGAGGGTCATGCATCTTTACATAGCGTTTGGTGTTGACCTGTCCTCCATTTTTGATGTAGTAGTACGCCAGACCCGTCCGACTTTTACCACTGCCCACGCAACCGCACAGAATGCAGCCGTTTTTCATCCGGTTGACCGCATCCAACTGGTAGTCATAGAGTTTTACTCCTGCCAAAATGTTCGCCTCATTTCTTTGTGAATATGAATCGACTCCGGCCTGCATCGACGCTCATATGCAAGCAGTCTAATCGTTGCTTCTTCCTCCTCAGGGGATTCATCCGGCAAAGTGTACGCGAATATTTCTTCGCCCTGATACTCAAAAACTTTCCAGACTCGATATCTGTATGCCATAGCAGTACCTCCATAAAAAGAAAAGAGCCGCAGATTTCTCTGCAGCTCCTCGCTTTGTCAGTAGATTTGAACTCCTTGCATCTCCAGTATGTTCTTGAAAATGGCACAGTTTTCAATTGTACTCTTGTACATGCTCGCCTTACAATCACTCCGCAGTCCAGGATAATTATCAATCGCGTATACTGTCTCTACGCTGGGGTTTCTCGCCTTCAGCATAGAAGCCTGATATACGATGTTGGTAATCGTAATATCTTCCTCCGTAATGAAATGGTAAGCCAACACCTTGTACATTTTGTCTGCTCCACCAAGTCCATAAATATAAACCTGTCTGGTCATTCAAGCCATCTCCCTTCATAAAGGACTACGGTTTTTTCGCGTTTATTCGTTCAATACAATCCATGTTTCTTACAATATGCCACATACTGCAAACCTTCTTTGGTGGCCTCATGCATGATGTCCGACAGAGACGGCTTATTACTTTTTTGTTTTTTCTGCTTTCTGGCTTCATAAAAATTCCGTTGTTTTTCCTTATAGAGATTCTTTCTGCATTCTTCACAATATATCTGACCGTTTGCGGGCTTAGGAATGCATTTTCCGCAAAGGTGGCAGTTGATTGGATTTTTCATGACATTCCTCCGTTAATCATCCCAGATATTCGGACAAAAGCTTCTGTAAAAGCAGATGTCGAAGATGTGCACGCCATCTTCTTCATACTCGGTGACCTCAGCTACTTCTTCCCTTTCGAGAAGTTCATCATAGATTTCATCCTGATGCTTGCGCAGCCATTCAATAGACATCTCTGAAAAATCTGTCAAATCACTTTCCAGCCCAAAGTTCCAAGCGCCGTAATTGGTGCTTTCGGTGCCCTCCTTTATCATGTAGTCAACGATTTCTTTTACATTCATAATGTTTTCTCCTTACATTATTGTAATAGGCATAGCGCCATGGTGGGTCAGGCAGGATTTGAACCCGCGATCAAGCAGTTATGAGCTGCCGGCTTTTAACCTGACTAAGCTACTGACCCAAAATAAAAGAGAGCCTGCGCTACACCACAAGCTCTCTCAAAATATAAAACCGAGCCGTTTCCTCTGAGAACGCCATTTGCGACGTGGGCACTCACCGGCTGGAACATTCAACCGAGGACTGACCCCGGCACTCGGAAATATCAATTAGTACGGCATATCGTTCGGATAATCGGGCTCGGCCACCTGGGCATAGCGTTCTGCATACGGGTCGTTGTCAGGGGCCTGCTCCACATACATCACATCTGCATACAGAGTGTACTCGCCCGGAGTGTTGCGCTTCTCGACAAGATTTGCCTGGCAGCAGACGTTCTTAACGCGGATAAAGTCCAGCTGGCCAATGGTCTCAGGCGTACACAACAGGCGCTTGCCCTGCAGAGTGATCCAGTAGACATGCGGCGGCCACTTGGAGTCCACATTGACGGTGACCGGGACATAGTAAGTCGGCACAAACGGCTCATCATAGGTGTAATTAGGGTTCGGGTGGGTCTCCTTGACGTTGATGCCCATCGCCCGCATGTCCATAGCCTGCTCAACGGTAGGAATCACAACGTTAACTCGGCGCTTGTCCGAACCAAAGCGGTCGCGGGCAGGGTCACCGGAAAAGTTGGTAGTAAAAATGAAATGGGTATCATCGATATTGACTTTCTGACGCTTCTGGTACATAAATATCAATCTCCTTACCTTATTTATAATGTGTTGTAGTTGTTGAATGGTGTAGAGTGCTCAACATACTCATCGATCAGCCGACAGCCAGCCTCGAGTGTCGCTCCACCGGCCAGCTCTTTCTTTGGGCGGTATGCCATGCAATTTTTCTCATAGCAATCCATGAACTGACCTTTTTCGCCCGAGTATTCACTTTCGTATTTTTGAAAGGGGCACTTCACGTTCACTCACCCCGCTCAGCCTTGCTTGCAGCGATATGGGCAAGCTCATGCACGGTCTTAGTTGCGATTGCCGCAGCCTGATTCAGACCGGCCATCATATCCGTGATAGAGCCAACCGAACCCGGTTCCTTCTTTTTCTTCTTGGTGTATTGCTTAAAGACCTTATGGAAGTGGTTATCATTGCCGGCCATCTTCTTCACAATGGCCATGGCAAGCCCCTTCTCCATGTCGTAGCTGTCCTCAGGCCCACACTTCACAACGGTCTTGGAGCCATCCGACCACAGGACAATGGTTGCCGGGTCGTTGAAGATGACTTTTCGGATACAGGCATTGCACATGCCAAAGTGGACAATATCGTTTTTCTTGGCCTGCTCCGTGGACTGACGGTCATAATCGATCTGAGGAAGCCCCAATCGACGATTCATGTCGATATAAAATTGATTGCGCAGTGCTCTTTCAATGGAATCTATCATTTATCTCACCTCAAAATTTCTTGCCGCTTCGTCCTGAACATCATCCCAGGGCATGTCCGGCTTCTGCCAAGGCGGTTCACCGGCGTCATCTGCCACGAACCACTCAAAGTCGCCGTATTTCGCAATGGCGTCCGCAGCATCATCGGCCATCTTGTCAAAGTAAGAACGGTCAATGTCCTTCTCCATCTGAAGCTCATGAACCATCTCGCTTTCGAGCCAGCGGTAACCCTTGGAACCGCCAACTGCTGCATAAGTTTTCTCGCCAACATCATTGATGCCAGACTCGCGCAGCAGTACAGCACCACCACATCCGGGTTTGATGGGGCAGAACGAGCCAACACGGCCAACAAAAATATAATTGTGCTCACCTTCCGGCAAGTTTTCATTCTTATCCAGATAGATTGCACCCTTGGAAACCGTCTTGGTCTGACAAAGATCCGCAAACACCACCGGCTCATGCGAGAACAGCGTTTTGAACACATACGGGATCTGGAACTGTGTGCCGGTCGCTGTCCATTCCCTGCTGTGCTCACCGTTCTTCTCCGGAATATAGCCGTATTGAGCCTGACACTGGTCTGCATCCAAATATTTGGCAATGTACACTGCATCGTTTACCAGGCACATCTTCTCGTATGTAGCCTCATGCTCAAACGTATAGCCATACTGCTGAGCGAACTTCATGCAGAAGTCAATGATTTCTGGCGTAGCATCGGGAATCTTGATAGAATCCGTCTTGATGTGCGCCACGGTGAATCCGCGCTGCTGAACCTCATCCTGCAAAGTACGCATAAACAGAGCACCACGCAGGGCTACAATGTTGTTGCCATTCTTAGGATTGCGGAATGGATTGTCGAAGGTCGCGCTGGTCAGACCGTACACGGAGTTGATGGCGATTTTCAGTGCCTGGGACAATGCCTTAGCCTGCTTGGGGTCGTCCAAATACTTGGCCAGTTTGCCGTTAAACAGCTTCTTGGCCTTGTCATACTCCTTGTGCTTGACATAGATACGAACATCCATCAAGTCATTGAAGTTCTTGGTGTACTCACCAAAGTAGTTAAGGGCGACAGCAGAGTGCGGATGCAGAGAAGCCACGTCCAGCAGAGCCACATTCCAGTACATGCCGGGTTCTGCATAGACATAGCCGCCGAGGCCCAGATCCGTACCACGGAACATATTGTGCATCCGGCCATCATCGCCCTTGACCCACTCGTATCCAGGAAAGGCATTGAGATAGTTATTCTTGGTGAGAATATCAGGCTCCACCTCGACCAGATCATCCGATTCGCCTGTTGCAAGGTCGGTGTAAACCAGTCTCGGATGCTTCTCTTTACCGAAGATGATACGAGTGGTCAGACTGTTAGTCGTGTCGTTGACCGTCATACCTGCCACATCTGCCAGAATTTCCCGGGCAACGAAGTCTGCCTGCCGAGCATTGAAGACCGCTTCTGTCGCCAGAACATCGTTGTCGCAATACCGGGCAACTTCTTCCCACTTTTCTTCCGGTACAGGCTGATCCCAAGGCAGCCCAAGTTCCTGATGGTGGATGCCGAGCTCGATCTCGAACTTCTTCAGGCTCTGCTTCTTGGCGCTGAAGTCGTAAATATCCGTATACGAGAAGTTGTAAGCCTCACCGAAAAAGCCTGTATGGTCGTTGATGATCTGCTGGGACAGGTTGTAAATTGCCTCAACTGACCACCCGATCATACGGGCATAGAGAATATGGTTATCGTACTTACGGTTATTGAAGCCGATCAGACGATACTGCGAAAGTTTTGCAATATCATCCGCACTCGGGTTGATGAGTCGATAGACTGTCGGTTCATCTTTGTCCGGCTTGCTCTGGAACTTCCAATTGACCAGAAGCAGGTTCGGGAACACCTCACAGTCAAAAAACACGATGGGTGCTTCATAAGTTACTGCTACGGTAGGCTCTTTGGACTTGAAGTGCATCTTGGATACGATTTTCAAGCAAGCGTCTGCCTGATTCGTGCTGGAAGCTGCAAACCCGAGAATTGCGTTGCGCATGTCGTCCACATCATAGGTGAGGTCACTGTTGTAGGCGTCCTCAAGGATTTTGTAGATGAAGTCGATGGACGGTTTGGTATAGGGATGAATTTCTTTGTTCAGATTGCGCATAATCATGATGCGCAGTCCTTTTTCGCTCTGGACACGATCAGTGCTAACCATTTTTTCTCCCTTCATTGGTAAACCGGAGCTGATGGACGCTACCGGAATATCATTGCATTTTGAGCGCTTTCTTCGGAGTGAACTCTTACCGGTAAAGACCTTGACCTCGATGTGCTCGTCGTAGATTCTGCTGAGCTTCGTTGCATCGCCGGAGTAAATATAATGCAGGTGGATTCCTGCGCCAGATTTGCTCAGTTCTGCATAGGTTCTCGGCCACTTGCTTGCCGCTTCTAGGTTTCGTTCAAAGGACTTTTTGCCATCCTCTCCCGGAATATCAAAGTCGATGACGATGTGATTCTCGGGCACCTTGACATAATGCAGCCTGCTCGTATCGAGGTCCGACAGCTTCGTCTTTACGTTTTCCCAGTAGTCGGTTGGTGTGCCGTTTTCTTTTGCGTATTGTGCAGGACAGTCCTTACAAATATCATCCAGAACCGAATGCCGCACCTTAAAGTCGATCCAAGATGCCTGCTTTTCGGGGATTGGCGCACCAAAGTCCGATTTCTTCTCGAACTTTTCCGTCTTGAAACCGCTGTAGTAGCTTCGGATGCGCTCGCCACTGTCCGTGTTGACCCGCTCCTTGTAATCGCGGAAGTAGTTCATCAGTTCTTCCTTGAATACTCGCCGGGAACTCATATACGGAACATTCGTGCTCGTGCAGAAATTTTTGTACATTTCCCAAGCCACCTGCAAAGATACGCCATCCTCTTTCTTGAAGACATAGTAGCTGTCTTCCATAAAGTTATACATGTCATTGGAAGCGCTCAGCATGCGGATGGGAATGTAATCGTCATAGGCATGCTTGTTATTCTCGTAGACATTCCGGCAGTACCATGCAATAGCACCAAGCTCAAAGTCGATTTGCGAAACCAGCTCCTCGTACTTCTTAGCTGGTACCTTATTGCCAGTGGGCTCCACATCGATCAGACGCCGAACAATACCCGACTTCGCATTGGTGATGCGCACCGGGTTGTTTGTGCCAAGGATGAGAAAGCACTTGAAGCGGTTCTCGTAGGCAGACTTGAACTTTTCATTAACGGTCATGGATTCATGGGATACTAGCGAGTTGATTCGGGTGTTGTCTTCGATGCGGCTCAGATCGCCATCGTGCTGGATTGCAATCAGAGGGTTCGCTTTGAAGGCTTCCAGCGCAAAGGCATTCGAAGATGAGCCCAGCACCTTCGCATCAAAGGCCGAGTAATATCCAGCGAACAGTTTCTGGATGATGTTGATGACCGTGGATTTACCAGTGCCGGGTGCGCCGTACATCACCATGAACTTCTGAATTTTCTTCGAATCCCCGTTCACGATGGCCCCGATGGCCCACTCGATCTTCATCCGCTCATCCGGCGCATACAGAACGCTCATCAGCTCATCCCATGCTTTGATGCTTCCCTGCTCCAGCGGATACGGAAGGCGCTTCGATGCGTAGTCTTCCTTCTTCACCTCGGTGTTGGAAAATATCAATTTCTCGTCAAGCATAACGAATGAATCCCGCATCTGACGCTGGCAATACCGGTGCCAAATATCAATCATGCCAGACTCTGCATCCCACATGTGCAGCACCCGATAGTTGTCAAAGTCTGCCTTATGGGTCTCTGCATAATTGTCCAACTCCCGGTCAATGAGCTGAAGGGCATCCTGCTCGTCCGTAGACCAGAGTCCGCGTTCTTCCAGCCAGATTGCATAGAAGTCCCCGCCGCGAATCATCAAGTCCTTCGAATGCTTGATGATAAGTTTGGGATAGATCTCAATCACCCCGTGTTTACCCGTCCTGCGGGCAATGAAAAGGAAATCAATCATTGGCAATCAATTTCCTCCTTTCTTCGAGGTAAATATCAATCGCTGGTCTTCTTCATCTGGTTCAGTTCGTACAGGACTTTGTCGTGCTTTTCGGCCAGTTCGTCGCGTTCCTTCTGAACCTCGACAACCTTCTTGGTTGCAACGGTCAGAGCCTTCGCCGACATGTAAACGAGCACGGCCATCCCGGCCAGCAGCAGGTTCTTCTTGAACAGCTTTGCCTTGTAACGGTCGAGCACACATTCGGTCTGGGCGAGCTGATAGTAAATATTGGTTTCCATAACAAAATCCTCCTCAAATATCATTTTCATTCAGGTACGCCATCATCTGATACCAAATATCCAGCGTACGCATGTCTTCTTTTGGGTTCTGCAACGTGAACAGGCCACCGGCACCATTCGGCTGATAGTCTCTGCGGCGGAAGCGCTCGATCACGAACTCTGCCCTGCTCTGATGGAATCGGTTGTCATCCATGGAAGCCAGACCGAGACTGACGATCATGCTCCAGAACCACTGCCCAGTTCGGTTGCCGATATCCGCATCTTCCATAATGGTTTCCTCGCAGCGAAGGGCCAACGCAACCATCATTTCGAGCATATTGCAAGGCTTGCCTTGAAAAGTCACAGACACGTTGTTCTCCGGGATAGCACCGGGAATATCATTGCATTCCTCAGCAAACCGTCCCCGCAAATTCTCGCCGTCTACGGCACGATTACAGTCCATTTCATTGTCCGGGACGAACTGCGTGTCATACAGAAAGGTCAGCAGTCTACGAAAAGAGAGATTTCTCGGCTCCCACTTTCCGCAAACCAGCTCGTAAAGCCACTCGAAATATCTTTTTTCGATGCCGGCTTTCATCTCGTTAATCGTCATAGTCCTCCTCTCCCCGCTCCCGATATACGTCTGCATAGTTCTGGAGCGCCTTTACCACTTCAAAGTCCTTGTGATAGGTGTGGTTGCGGACATGGATACCGTCAGGCATGAACTTGCCGATAGAATCCAGCGCCTTTTGGCCAACGACCGCTTCAACGTCATCCACCTTGCTGCCGTCGCTGTCGTATGCCAGCACACCATCTGCATACAGGGTCAGAAAACTGGTCTCGTAGTCGTCATCGCAGCCGAATTCATCCGGTTCGATGATCTCGATAGGCTCAAAGGGCGCTTTGTCAGGCTTTTCCGGGTCACTTTCCTGACGATACGGACCTGAAATCAGATCAACAGCCTGCTTCTGAGCTTCTGCTTTGACCTGCTCGTCAATGTGCTGCTCTTTTTTCTTGTAATGCTCACGGACATCTTCGATCTGGGCATCAGCAAACTTCTGATATTCCCCGCGCATCCGCACATGCATGAAATAAGCGCCAGCCGCAAAGCCAGCGCCTACCAGTAAAATATCATGAATCCAGGTTTTCATCGAAATCTCCTTCTTTGACAGTCATCATGGTGAACGCAAGTCCTCCGAAAAAGAGAGACACACTCATCAGGACTCCGCCAACAATATGTCTTTTTCGCTGGGTATCGGTCAGGTAGTCCAGAAACAGGAACATGTTTTCCAAACTGCTCATACAAATATCCCTCACTCAGAAAGGACAGCCAGGCCAGAGACGAAGCAGACTCCGGCCATGGCAGCGAACACATAAGACAAAGTTCTTACGACTCTGGTCATAGCGAATCCTCCCAAAATATCAATCAGATCTTGTCAATGATCGGACCATCGATGTTAAAATGCAGAACGACAGAGCAATCACCCTGCATCTTATCCAGACCGAACTTCACGCAGTTCTGCAGCGACTCATTGTTCGGATCATAGAGCCAGCCAACAATCTGACCCTGCGGATTGTAGATCTGCTGGCCATTGTTGTACTTGCCGATCATGCGGTAGACTTCATTCAGGAACAGATAGCCACGAGTGCGCAGCTGGTTGTTCGCGTGGGTCTGAACCATGCTCAGGAAGTTCTTGTTGATCTGAGCGTCAGGCTCCCAATTGTCAACCATCTCATCGAACAGCAGATCATACGGAGAGTGCACTCCATCGGTCTCATCTTCATAGGATTTGACGATTTCTTCGGTGCCATCCTCGTTGACGACCCTGGACTCCACTTCGACCGCCTTCACGCCATGCTCGATCTCATGCTGCACACGCTCGCCGAAGCGTTCAGAAACACGGCCTTTATACTCGTTGAATGCTTTATCCAGCGTGACATAAGCAGCGGTCAGAGCCGCATTGCGCTTCTGCAGGATGTGGTTGGAGCCAACCATGCAGCCAAGAGACAGGGTGCCCAGAATGACAGCCGGAGCATACAGCTTCACGAGCTTCACGCCAGTCTGCACATAAACGGTGGTCAGGTCCTTCTTGGCATCTTCTTCGGTGTACTCAGCGCCTTCTTTGATTGCAGCCTTGCCATCCTGCACATCGTGAATGGTTGCCACGCTGGACTGATGGGCAGCCAGAATATCATTGACCTTCAGGGTCGCCTTACAGGCCATAACTGCACTGGTGACAGCGCCAACAGCGCCGCACACCATCAGGATCTCGGGGCTATGCTTGCCCACTTTGAACTTTGCCTTTGCAGCAAAGCGACTGACATTCGACATCATTTCGTTCATTTTCATAAATATCTTTCCTTTCTCAGTTGTTCAGTGCAACCGGCTTCGGCAGGCGGAGCGCGTAAGCACCGGATTCTAAATCAACATATACGGCATTCATATTGTACCAACCATACTTGCTATCGATAAAGTCAGGCGTAACGCCCACCAAATCGAAGAAATCTGCCACAGATACAAAACCGTATTCGACGATTATGGTATTCATCTGGTCGAGAATATAATATGCATCATTGATGCTATCGAAAAGCACGTCCCGTGTTTTAGCAACTTCGTTTACAGCAGAACGATATTTCCGACATTTGATTGGTTCGACGTGATTGTGTCGATTTTCCAAGTCGTTCCAGACTGCTCCAATAATAAAACCAGCAGCCAGTCCGAATACTCCAGCGAAAACTTTTGAAACATTTTTCATAAATATCTTTTCTTTTAGTTGTTCAGTGCAACTGGCTTCGGCAGACGGATGACGTATCCTCCGCTGACGCCCTGAATGTATGCGGTACGCAGATCATACCAGCCATACTTGTTGTCCGTGTAGTTCGAGGTCATTCCGACCAGATCATAGAGGTCGGCCACAGAGACGCAGTTGTAAGTTGCCAGCGCATCAATCATCTGGCTGAGGACTTCATCTGCATCCCCACGGGACGAGAAAATAATGTCCTGATAGTTGATCTGCGCTGCTACCGGACGGTTCGTGTTGGAACTCCGATTATCGGAATACCGATTGTACGAGACACGGCTCGGCTGAGCGTAATTACCATAGTTGTTGCGCGGACGGTCATCGCCATGAAATATCATGTTGACGGTCGCAATCATCAGGTCTGCAAAGAAGTCCCGCATCTTCGGTACGGCCACATCTTTAACGATATGGTCGCGCACGGTCTTCAGGTCTTCGGCGATGAACATCGAAGCTACCTTCTGAATATCATTTTTCTCCTTGGTCACGATCTTGCCGGTGGTCACTTTTTCAAACTTCTTTTCATGCTTTTCCGCATTGCCGGAAGTAATCGAGTTCGTGGGTAATTTAATTTCGGCCATTGGGGTTCTCCCTTCAAAATAAAAAGGTAAGAGCCGCAGATTTCTCCACGGCTCTCGCCTGAACCTTTCACATTAGTTTTCTTCCTTTTCAGGTTCTTCCGTAACGTCATTGAACTCTGCGTCAATCACATCCGGTTCGTCTTCCGTGATCTCCCACGGCTTGCGGAGCTTGAAGTGCTTCTTCGGTTTCTTCTCCTTCTCAACCTTGGGCTCAGCTTTTGCCTTTGCCTTGTGTTTTGCGATGCCGGCACCAATTGCACCGATCGTCAACACACCAACAGCAGCGGCAACGCCCGCCCAGGTGTTGATACCAGAGTTGTTCTCCTCAGGTTTCACCTCATTGTTCTCCGTAACCACGGGAGCCATCTCATTAGAAGTCTCCTCGGTAGTAACCTCGTTCATGTTGTTCATTTCGTCCATAATAAAATCTCCTTTCAAGATTTGTTCTTAATGTGAACCTTCTTGGTTCCATAAAGCAGGGTGAATTTTTCGCGTCTCACACGCCAATGTAGTGCGGAGGCTCCACATAATTCACGACGAGGCACGGCATGCCTTCCTCATCCAGCCGGGACGCGTAGCAGGTTTCGATGTAGCCGCGGTCAATGTCCCAGCCGAGCATGTCGCCAAGCTTGTTCTGGTCCAGGCCGATCATGTCGTACCATTCATTCAGACTCATCCGCATGTCATCCCGCAGCTGACGGTTGAAGTCATTGACTGCTTTTTCGACCTGGTTCTTAGTAGCGGCAAAATATCTTCCGCTCAGGGAGTCAAAGCATTTCAACTGACCTGCAGAGCCATTTACAACGAGAGTCTGCGTCTCCGGCGTCTTCTGCTGCTGTTCAATGGCGACTGCTTGCCGGATCTCACGTTCCTTGTCCTCGCCAACAGTTTCCAGCACCTTGTCCCGGTAGGTACGCAGGGCACTTTCGCTCATGGTGTATGCGGCAGTCAAAGCCGCATTGCGCCGCGCGTTCATACTGCTGGCACCAATGATGCATGCCACGCTCACGCCAAAACTGACAGCAGTCGGAATATAAACCGGTGCTGCCGTTTTGATAATTTCCTTCGCCTCCAGCTTCTCGACACCCAGTTCCTGCTTTTTCTGGTCGAGCAGGATCATTGCTTTCGGGGTCGCCTTGACTGCAAATATCACAGAAGATGCCGCTCCTGTGATGCCCAGACCAATAAGGATCTCCGGGCTGTGCTTTTTCGCACCCACCAAGAGCGCATTTGCCAGTGCTTTGAGTTTCATTTTTCATACCTCCAGAAAATATAAAAGAAAGAGCCGCAGCTTTTTGCCACGACTCTCGTCTATCAGATGTGTCCACTAACCTTCAAATGTTCGAAGCGTTCATTTGCCTCGCATTCGATTTTCGCTTCGTCTCGATGCGACCAACGATACCGAACGTACTCATACAGTCGAACCGGCTGCACGCCAATCGTAATCATTACTCCGATCAGAGTATCGACCACCATTTTCGCACACCGTTTCACCTGATTCCATGTCAGTTCGTCGATTGCTCTCCAGAAGTCCTTATCGTATTCGTACATAATAAAATCTCCTTTCAATTTGTGGATTCCTTCCATAATGCAGAGAGATTTTTTCGCGTTATCGCCAAATATCAAAAAGAAAGAGAGGCATCACTGCCCCTCAGTCTCATTGCGCTCGGCAAGCTTTTTGTCAACCGCTTCGTTGATTTTGGCATCCAGTTCCTTGTCTTCGGCATATCCCTGCATCATTGTGCCGAGAAAGCCAAATATCATTCCTGTCATGCCAAGAATCTTCCAAATGTTCGATTTCTTACTCATTTGTCTCACCTCCTTCATAATGGCGATTGAATTTTTCGCGTCAGAACGGAGCCGTCTGACTCGGATCATAATTTTCCCAGTCTTTCACCGGATCTGTCCACGGACTGAAATAGTATACCGTCAAGCCGTCATCGGTTTTCTGCTCGTCGCATTCCACATCCAGCCAGCAGTATTCCCAATCTTCTACCATCTGATCAATGCACCACCCGCGCGATTCCGGGTCCGGTCGGTAATCGAGCCCCAGCAGCTCACACCACGCTTCGAGTGATACGCCGCCGTCCAGAGCCAGCTTCTTGTTCAGCATGTAGGCAGCTTCGTAAACCTGTGCCATGGTTGCATTGAAATATCTTTTTGTGTACGGCTCATAAAAGAGCTTTACCGCATCGTTGTTTTTGTCAAGCGGAACTTCCTCGACTTTCCGATGAATCTCATGCTCCATTTCTTCGCCTACCTGCTCCGCAACCTTCTTACGATAGTTGCTGTAGGTCTGCTGGACAGCGACATAGGCCGCCATCAGCTCCGCCTGCGTCTTTTTGTTCAGACCATTTGAACCCAGAATGCACGCAATAGTGCCTGCACCAACAACTGCCGCCGGGATGTAGAACTTCCAGCAGTCCTTGACGATTTCCTTCTTCGTCATCGGCTCAGCTCTGTTCATGTCGATCAGGCTCTGTGCCTTCGTGGTCGCCTTTGCGGTCTCAACAGCGGTCAGCACAACGCCCGCTGCAGCCGCAATGGACAGAATGGTCGCCCCATGTTTGCTCAGGTAGGAAAATATCTTTTTGTTCAGTTTCATAATCTGTTCCTTTCACAGCACTCCGGCCTTACTCAAAATATCAATCAGCGCTTCCTGCGTCATTTCCGCGTCAATATCCAAGTGTACCCCAACCTTTTTGGTTTTGTCTGTGTAGTTTACCCGAAGGTCGTTCAGCTGAACAGCAGCGTCAATTCCCTGCTTCTTGATCGCTTTTCCTACCGCAGCCGAAACCAGCCTGCGCAGAAACCCGGATTGAATGTGCATAATGTCCTCCATTTTGAATCTCCTTTCGATAGCTCAAAAAATAAAAAAGGCAGAGAGTTGGGTTTACCCTCTGTCTTCCATAAAGCATCCTGTATTTTTCGCGTCCGGCAAAAAGAAAAGAGCCTACGATTTCTCGTAAGCTCTCTGAGATAAGGCTAAATATCAATTCGTGTACCGGTTTCCGTTAGATCCTCAGTTCTTCGACGGCTGGAACAGCCTCACCAGAACCCAGATAACCAGACCAATCGTCAGTCCGATCACTGCGGTCACAATGACCTGCCCAACCGTTACGCTCGTATTCCAGATCTTCTTCAAAATATCCATCGTACTTCTCCTTTGTTTGGGCCTTATCCCATAAGATAAAGAGAATTTTTCGCGTAAAAGAAAAAAGAGCCTGTGTTTTCTCACAAGCTCTTTCGGAGATAAATATCAAGCAGTTTTCTTGACCGTTACACTATTTTCATATAGTTCATGCGGCGCAATATCCTGTCCTTCTGGCCATTCGATACCAACGCCACCCGGAAGTAGTTGAACTGCATTAAAATATCTTTCATCTTTCAGTTGTCCATACCATGAACCTGTCGCATACGGCGCTACATCAAAAACTTTCACTTCACCGGTTTCGTAAAACAGTCGAAGCCTTAAATTGGGCATTGCCTCAACCTTAGTCAGTTTCGGTTGCAACATATAATCACTCCTTACTTCAGAGGATCAATGCGGAAGAACTGTTCGCCATTGCTCAACAGCTTCCAGTTTGCTTCCAGATCATCGTGATGGATTACGATCCACGCTTCCAGAAGTTTCAGTTTATTCTTTGGAAAACTGCCCTCAATGATAGAACCATCAAGTCCCATCACGATTTCTTCTCCCGAATACTCAGCGTGGATGTGCGGCATATTGTGTTTTCCGCCCTGTTCGCGGTACATTCTAACGATAATTCCATAGAAAATGCTCAATACCGGCATCTTCAATCACTCCCATTTTCAATGTTATTCTATCATAACTAAGTTAGTTTTTCAAGAATCTGTGCTTTTCATTGCCGCTTCAAATTCTTCCACGGTCATCTCCACGCGCGGTGCAGCATCTTCTGCTTTCAGGAGGCCATCCCGCACAAGACCAGCCAAAATATCAATTTCGACCTTGTGCTTGGCGATTTTCTCCTGAGCCTTCTTCTGCTCGCGCTCAATCCAGTCTTTTTCAATGAGGCACCATGAGCGGCAATCAGGATATCTTTTATCACCACACTTGTTACACATCATCCGATGACGGCCTAAATCCGGGATTTCTTCCTGAAACTCTTTGATATAAGTCGTCCATTTGCCGTTTTTCTTCACGGGAACGATCATATGCGATGTCACTTGCATGCCCTTCGCCTCCCTTTGTTTCATTATAGCATGTCCGGGACAAAAGCAAAAGACCATGTTTCAGATCTTTTGCCCTTCCAGAGTTGGATTTAGGAAATCAACGTCTGGTAACGTGCGTTCAGACGCTCGACAACATCTGCAGCAGCGTCAACATAGATGCGGAACTCCATTCGGTTCTTAGCGTTTATCACGCTTTCGATAACCAGCCTTTTGTATCCTTCATCATGTAACATTCTGATGCCAATGCCGAGCTGTCTGTCGCTCTTTGCCAGATGGTATTCCATTGCTCTCACCTCCTTCCGTAATAGAGCAAGGTATTTTCGCGCCTATGCAAAAAGAAAAGAGCCTACGATTTTCTCGTAAGCTCGTTTCGATCATCTATGTTTTATGCGTCTCTTTTTTCCATTGATTGCTAGTATGGTATTTGCCATAAAGCATGCATAATAGTCAATCACCTCGGCAATATCTAAGTATTTGCTCCTTTTATAGTTTCTCCTGTTCAGGCGCGACAACGCCGTCGCTGTAAGGAAATCACCTTTAACTAATCCCTCCGCGATCGGTGCTGCGTGACCCATCATAAAGCCTATATTGAGTGCCAAATGAATTGCCATTGCTACTGCTCCAATTTTCAATGCTTTCTTCATAGTTCATACCTCCAAAATATAAATGTCAAGACGTAACTCGTCTCATAAAGCACTCTGCAAATTTCGCGCCTACACTTCTTTCCTATCAAACACCGTTTCCCACCGTTCTTTCTTGATCGGCTTCATCCGGATGGCCCACATGAGCTGCCGCACAGTGACCGTCGGATAGAATCCATTTTGATTTTTTCGTTTTGCGTGCTCCAGAAAATACTCCCGGAATCCTTCGTGCATGTAGATTTTGTCGGTGAGCCATGGGTCGATCGGTCCCCAGAAGGTTGCCCTGCTTTTCTCATTGAACCTCTGCTGAATGACGCACAGCCCCTTCCCGTGCTCCGCATAGAGCGTGCAGGTGCGGTATACCTGGTGGTTGCATCGGTAGGTCACACCGTAGTAATGCGTCCATTCCTCTGCCGGTTCGGTAAAATATCTCATAAAAAGAAAGGAAGCCGCAGTTTTCACCACGACCTCCAAAGTCCTCCTTACTTCTTGAAGAATCTAAAGTCTCTCATCAGACCCTTGAACGTGCTCGAACAAATGGTTCCCGTCTCCTCGAACTTGAAGCCCTTGCCGTACCAGTGACTGCCCACAGCAAAGCCCGCGATCGTCACACCGACGCTCGTTACTGTCGTCAGGATGCGGATGAGCTTATCGTCTTTTGCTTTCTGCTCCTCGAGTTCAAGCTTGTGCCGTTCCAGTACAGCCTTGTCCTCGTCAGCATTCTTGCTGTTCTCCTGCTCATTCTCATCCATCCGCAGCTTGTAAAGCTTCACGATGTTATCGGTCGCTTTGCCCTGCTCGTCACTTCCCGTTTTCAGGTTCTCCAAGTCCTCGAAGCGGCGCTCCAATTCCTTGTCCAATCTTTCGTTCAGTTCCATTTTGAATTTCTCCCTTCAAAAATATAAGTTCGGAGTTTCCTCCGTAAAGCGGGCAGTTAATTTCGCGCCTTTACTTTTTTGACTCGCAGGATCGCATACTCTGCGTTCTCGATATCTTCCACCGCCTTGTCCATGCTCAAAAACAAATGAGCACCGTCATCATCCTCACCGGTGTAGCCCACAAGCAATGTTCCTACAGACTTCTTGCGGTAGTCGTGGGTTTTCCCGAGCAGCAGGCCCAGTAAAAAACCCAGAACAATTGCGATGCCAGTCAAAATCCATACCAGATAAGCCATTTTGAAAATCTCCTTGTACCAATATAAATCGTATTTCAGTCGAGTGCGTGCGGAAGAAAAAGGAGAAAAGAGAAAGCCGCAGCTTTCGCCACGGCTTCCCCCGGTTCCTTACACAAGTCCGCATCAGCGCAAACCTGCCTGGAACATGACAAGGTTCTGCATCTCATCGCGCTCCCAATCCATGTGCTCCGTGCCAAACGGCTCCTTCGCACCTTCGTTGATCGCGTTCATCATTTCAACAAAACCCTTTACAATGTTCTTCAGCATAATTTTTCTCCTTTGCTAAAAAGTGTATATTCTTCCATAATGCACCCTGTTTTTTCGCGTCCGGAGAAAAAGAAAGAGCCGCAGCTTTCTCCACGGCTCTGGTTTGCATCAGTCTTCGTTTACCAGTTTCTTAATTTCTTCGCATAGATCGTCATAGTCCTGCATCGCGCGCATAATTCCACCTACATCCCATTTCATTTTTCTCTTTTCCATGGCTTGCAGGATCGTCATGTACTTGACTGCCTCCTGTGATTTCTCAGCAATTTCCTTCATTCTTTTGATGTCAATCACAACTGATCACCTCCGTAATAGAGGCCGAACTTTTCGCGTCACTGTCGTTCTTTGCTCAGGAGCCAGAAGAAATATCGGTAATGCATGTAATAGGTCTCCCTGCAGCATGGACATCCCTTTGCCTGAAGCTTGTCATAGCCCAGACTCTTGGTCACACCTTCCAGGATGTATGGCCCCAGCACCGTGTCCAGCTTTGCGATGCATCGGTCCACAATGTCAATGCAGTTTGAATAGTAGACTCGCGCCAGCGCCTGACGCTCTGTCGGACTTTCGGGTGGATTCCCCTTGATGGCACCAGTCATACCGTCGGGCGAAATCTCCCACCCGTCGATCAAAGTCAGCGCTTTCTTCCAGTCGTCATACTGCAGGCAGAAGTGCTTCAGTTCGTAGTACCGCTGCTTCGGGATGCGGTATGGATTCTTTTGGGAAAGTACCGGACGTTCACTTTTCATTTTCGCCCCTCCATTCGTAGCCGGTCTGCTCGTAAAGGAGCTTGGGTGAGATATAATAGTTGATCCGCCCGTATTTTGAATTCATCTGTTTGATGTCGGTGATCCGCTGGCCGTTCCTTGTTGCTTCACCAATGGGCAACCACCCTGTAATAATGCCCGCCCGCACCCATGCAGGATCACGTCCGTATACCTTCGCCGCCACCCGCACCGGCACCGACCCAAATTCTAATCTAGCTTTGTCCATTCTATCGTACTCCTTTTATGTTACTCTAAGCACGTCAAAATGCGTCTTAGGCTCAAAAGGATGGTACTGTAGAAAACGGTCGAGTGCGTGCTGTATTTTATTTTTCTTCCGGTGAAGGGATTGACAGCCCGGACGAAACGGTTTAACCTAGAATAGCTTTTCCAAAAGAAAAAGCCCGGTTTGACCGAGCTTTTGAGTGAAAGCATCCAATTTTCAAACAGCCAAAGGAGATTTTTATGCTAATACTCTGCCCGGAGTGTGAGCTGCAAGTGAGCGATAAGGCTATAGCTTGTCCCCATTGCGGCTATCCGCTCAAGTCCAAATCTTCGTTGCCGCCTAAAAAGAAAAAGCATATGCGCCTTCCAAACGGTTTCGGACAAATTTCCGAAGTTCGTGGCCGCAATCTTCGAAAGCCCTTTCGTGTTTTGGTCACCGCCGGCCATACCGATGATGGCAAACCGATCGTTCGTCCCCTTCGCCCCGTCGGATACTTCGAGACTTACAATGAAGCTTATGAAGCTCTTGTAAAATATAATGCTCATCCGTTTGATCTCTCCAATAAAACGACCATGCAAGACCTCTTTGACTCCTGGCTGTCATTACGAGAGAAGAAGGTTGACCCTTCTACGGTTTCTCGTTATAAAAGTGCATGGGCTTATTCTTCTTCTATCCATCACATGCTTGTTCGGGACGTGCATATTTCCCATCTTCAAAATTGTATTGAAAACGGCTCTGTTACTTACGCAGGAAAAATACGGCATCCTGAAAATAACGTAAAAGAGTCCATGAAAACTCTTTACAACCTTCTTTTTGATTATGCCCTCGCACATGAGTTGGTCGATAAAAATTATGCTCGTATGTTCACCGTTGATTCAGGCTATGTCCGAAAGCCAAATTGCCATATCGCCTATAGTGATGAGGAACTCGCCCTTCTCTGGTCCAGCATTGATAAGCATCCTATCATTGATATGATTTTGATTCAGTGTTATTCTGGCTGGCGTCCAGGAGAAATGTGCGACTTGAAATTGGAAAATGTCGACATGGAAGCAGGCGCATTTACAGGTGGACAAAAAACAAAAGCGGGGATAAACCGAACAGTGCCGATTCATCCCCGTATTTATAATTTGGTAAAATCCCGCTATGAAAAAGCTATTGAAGCGAAATCTCCATATTTATTTTTTAGAAATCGTCAGCGTGGATTCCGCCAACTAAATGCTGTAAAAGGTGAAATCACAAAAATGAGCTATGCCTTATTTGAACAACAGCTTACAAGCGAGGTCATCCCTTTGCTGTCTCTAAATCCCGACCATAAGGGTCATGACGGACGTGTTACTTTTGTTACAATGGCTAAAAAAGCCGAGATGGACGAATATGCCATCAAACGAATTGTCGGCCATCACATCAGCGACCTCACCGAGCGTGTCTACACCCAACGCGATCTCCGCTGGCTTAAAAACGAGATTCAAAAAATCCCGTAATTTTCTGCACTATCCCTATAACTGAATCTCGGGAATGTGTAGGAGTGAGCCGATTTTGCCTACATTTTATCCATTCTGTAGACGTTTCATTTTACGAATCTACGTCCAATTTGTCCTTAAAATCAGATAGAAATAGTGTTGCACACGTCGATCAGCACCGGGTCAAGCGTCTTGGTCATTTCAAGCGCTTCATCCACCGGGTAATCCACCAGCTTCTCGCCCTTCATGCCGACGATGCGGTTATACTTGCCC